TGATCTTGGCCTTGCCAAATGCATTTGTACCGTCCATCCACATCTCAGTGATGATATGTGAAACGTTGTTCAGGTCGATCTGCAGGTTATCAGGGTGGTTCAGCTCACCATAAACAGTGTAACCATCCTTGATGCGCTTATTGATGTTGTTAACTGCGCTAGTAATCTCAGCCAATGGGTACACACGGTTGTTACCGTTAACCAAGTCAGCTTGCATGAAGATACCGCTGAGGTACGATGACTTTGATTTTGAATGCTCTTCAACAATTAGATTGGCCTGATTCGGGCTGATTGTCTCAATAAGTACGAGTTCTTTGCTCATTTCTAGCTCCTAAGCAGCTGGATTAGCTGATATGTTGCTATTTACAACAGCATATCAGATTCTCCTTTATCCGTTGATGTCTTTATCGAGTGACCCGAGGCTGCGAGGTTCCTCCGAAGAAGCATCAGATTCCCCCTCGCCCTTCTTATCCTCACTACCTTCAGCACCCTTATCCTCTTTATCATTTCCGCCTTCGGCCTTGTCGGCGGCTTCATCATCACCAGTATCCGCACCAGCATCATCCGGTTTTCCTTCACCGTCCTCTGGTGGTGCCTTTTCATCGTCGTTGTCACCAGCTTCTTGCTTTGTGGTCTCAGCTGTAAAGTCCTCATAGGTCTCTGCAACCTTAATGTCCGGGCGTCCTTCCAACCACTTGTCATCGTACATCATGCGAAGCTCACCAAGACGTTCAGCAATACCGCCTTCAGGGATAGCCATCTCTTGCTTAAGCATTGCTTCATTAACTTGAATTTCATCTTCAGACCAGCCAAGATAATGTTGCAGGAGATAACGCTTCGAGATGAACTTGACATCCTTCAAGTTATTGAAGTTGGAGATAAGCTTCTCATCTACTTCGGCCCGTTTGTAGTCCTTGAAGTTCTGCGGGTCATTAAGCTTGATCTTAAACAGCTGATGGTTTATATTGATGCCAGCCGACTTAAGGTATGCCTTGAAATGCTTATCAAATGTAGTATCAAGCTTAGATTGCAAGCGCGAGATATAGTTAGCAAAACGAAGCTCTTCGATGTATGCAACGCCAACCTTACCGTCTTGTATTTGTGCACCGTTGTCATTTGAGCCACGCATGTAGCTAGACGGGATGCGAAGACCTTGCAAGAATCGATTCTGGAAGTAGTTCAAGTCAGAGATTTCACCAAGATTCTCACCACCTGACAATGTGTCAACCTTCGAGCCACGTCCTTCAGCTGTCTGCATGAAGAAGTAATCTTCAGTCATGGACATCGGGTTGTAGACAGAGTCAATCTTCTCTTGGCCACCCGATTCATTCGGAACACGCTTCTGGCGAATTTCGTTCTTAATAGACTCAAGGTATGCACGAGCACGTTGTGGCGGCATGTTGCCCACGTCGATCATGAATACACGACGTTCTGGTGCGCGCACGATTCGGTAGATAATGACCGCATCCTCAAGCAATGATAAATGACGGTATGCTTTGATAACAGGTGTCAGTACAGACTCACCGAACGGGCCTGAATCACCCATGTTGCTCGAAAGGCTGAAGTGCACTATACCTGCAGCAGGTACATGTTCCACATCACCGAATGCACCTTGCTTGTTCTTATCACCTGTACGCAGCTGATAGAACTCAATCTGACCGGTGTCCTTTTGCAAGGATACACCGATGACATCAGCAGGATCAATATACTGCCACTTCTTAAAATCGGAGGTCTTGCGGAAGAAGCAATCACCGTACTTCACTGTAGTGCGTGTGATGTCAAACAACAAGCGGCTTAAGTCTTGAATATCAGACCAATGTCGTAATGCGGCACGAACTGTAGTAACAATGTGCTCTGGTACTTCCTCATCAGCTTCGTTTTGATAAACGATCTCAAACGGAAGGTCGGTCTTGATGTCAATCTGAGACATCTCTTCAGCAATTGTGTCAAGAGCACGTGCAACGAACACATCGTTGTCCATGTTCTTAAATTGTGTGTACTTAGAAAAGCGCGATGATGCACCCTTCATTACCTTGGTATACCAGCTAAAGTTGCTGTACAACTTCATGTCTTCGGGGTTCGCATATACATAACCGGACTTCGGTGGTGCCGGTTTTACGATCCGCCAAACATCAGTAAAGATTCCTGCCATTGTTGGGTATCCTAGAAAATCGCTATGCTATTATTTAGTTAGCTGAAAAGTTATGCTGACGCAATGACAGCTTCCTGGTTCTTCTTGTAACCAGCGTGATCAACCAGCGGAGTCTTAACCGTGTTGTTTGCAATCATAGCTAATAGCTCAGTTTGACGCTTCAGCTCAGACACAGCATCATTACCCTGATTTACACCCGGTGTACCTGTACGTATCGCGACATCTGCTGCATTTACAGGCTGTACCGGATTTGTATCACTCGGAATATTAGCCAATGCAGCTTGAACTGGTGCTGTATCTAAGGTAGACCCATTATCACCAGCCCGCATCTGTTGTAATACTGATGATAGCTGTGCTGTGCTGATAGAAGCTTTATTGGCACCGCCATAATAAGATGCACCAGTTCTAGGATCGGCAATAGAAGCCCATTCTTGTGATGCTGCTAGCAAAGCTCCATTCAAATCATTTGATTTACCAGAGATATAGTTACCAATAGCTGGACGTTTCTTCATAATCAGATATTGGAACATCTGTTCTTGAACATCTGGCGTAAATCGAGTGTTGGGGTCAAGCTTCAGGTAGTTTACTGCTTCCTTAAAGGTATCTGGGACCATCTGATACCTACCAACAGCAAACAAACGATTAGGATCACCCGGCGGCAATGATTGGCGCTTCATTATATCGCCAATTGTCAATTGACTCAGGTCTAAATTATCACCAGCAATAATTCGATTATTTTTGGTACCCTTATTATTTGCATTATAGCCTGCTGCACCCGATTCACCTTTTGCAATCAAGTTTCCAAGCGGAGTAGCAGATACCGCTGAAGCTCGCGGGGTTGATGCAGGTGCAGGTGTGGCACTTGGCTGTGCAGCCTTTTGTTGTTTATCAGCAAAGTTCTTTGACGGGTCCCAAGCACCGAATGTGATACCACTTGCTGCCGCGGCACCTACATCAGAGAGCACACCCAATGTGCGAACACCGGCGTCTTTCATCCATTGTGGGACAAACGTTGCATCTTTGTCAATCCCTGTCCGGGTATAGTAATCATCAGTGCTTGTATTCAAGCCGTCCCATCCACCCTTAAGGCCAGCATAGATAGATGCAAGGATTGGGGATTTCTTCAGCAAGCCGCCGATTATTCCACGAATACCGGCTACAAAGCCTTGACCACCTCCTGTGACGGCACTAATCATACCTTTGATAGCATTCATTAAGGCACCACGCACAGTCTCGGACATCGTAAGTACACCAGCAACGAAGGCCGCTACAGCTGTTCCAAAGGGGTTAGACAGCACACTTGAAACCTGTTCAACTGCCGCACGAAGGTTTTGAAATGATTTTGCCAATTCAGAACCTTCACCCGTTGCTTTTTTAACGTTATCCTTCCACTCAGCAAGCTCTGGCGAACCGATCTGATTATGTGCACCAGAATTCTGCACTGTCAGTGAGGTTTTACCTGCATTCATCATGACCTGGCCACCAGCACCAGAAGCATCAAGCCACTGATTGTTCATGAACGGCAGGTAGGTTTGGCCGGTATCAATGCTCTTCTGCATCAACCGATCACGTGTCCGCTGTAATGCTTGTGCAACCTGCTGCCCCTCTTTGCTGCCGATCAAATCCTGCATGGTCTTAGAGTCACCAACCTGCATAGCACGTGCATACTTCTCAGCAAGACCTTGGTTAGCCATCAGCACCTGCTGATCGTCTCCAGTTGCACTCTGCATTGTGTTTGCGTAGAAGTTCTTGAATGCAATAGCCTGGGTCATTCGTTCGGTCTGGTTATTCTTGCGCGGGTTGTACATTGCATCGAGGGTCTTATTCATCTCCTCCATCTGCTTTGTAGTCAAGCCCATCACACGCAAGTTTTCAGTACGCTGACGAATCTCAGTCATCATCAGGTCGATGCCCTTAGCATCAAGCGAGTTCATCCGTTGCTGAACATCATCACCTTGCAGCACAGTTTCATAATATGCTGAAAAGTCCTCAATAGTGTCACCAAACCCAGCCTGGAACAGCCTGAACTGCTTGTTCATCGCTACCAGGTTCTTACGGTAAACATCCTCAATACCATTACGTGAGCCAGGACCCATACCAGCACGCATTAGTGCTTGCATATTCTTAGCACCAACAACCGATGCATTCTTGCCCAGGTACTCTAAGCCAGTACCAGCAAACTTCAGCTCTTCAGTAAAACGATCAATGCCCTTGACACCACCGCCTAACGCGGATACGATGTTCATGTTTTCCTGAATCAGCTTCTCAAACTCTTCAGCGGACAAGCGAAGCTTAACAGCACCTACGTTGATAGCACGCATGGCCATGAGCATACCACGGTCCGACAAACGCACGGCTTGATTGTATACCTCTTCGATAGCCTTACCAGCCATCTCCAATGCATTTGATACGGTAGTAAACTTCTCAACGGATGCAAGGGCCTTTGAGCCTAATATTTCAACCGCTTTACCAGCTTTTGAGCTTGCTGAGTTTAAGAACTTAGTTTGTTCGCGAACCCCATTATTGAGGTCCTTGAGCTTGTCCATGTTGGTCTTAAGGGCCTCGGCAGCATCAGCTACATTTTCTACCTTAATACCCAAATCAGCAAGATTTTTAACCAGCTTGAGGTCAGCTTCTGTCTTTGCATCTTGAGCCTTACCAGCCGCCTTAATTGCAGCTGCATACTCGGCTTGCAGCTCAGCAAGTCGTTCTTGCTTAATGGCCAACCTTTCAAGGAGCTCATTAGCCTGCTTGGCGGTTTTGATAGAATCAACCTGAAGATCGGTAAGTACACCGGTACTCTTCAGCAGCTTCTTAATTGATTCAGTAGCCTTATCAATCGCACCATTGCTAGCTTCATCCAATGCATTTGCAAACTTTTGCACTTCCTTGACCGATTGGGACATGGCGCGTGCTTGTGCCCCAAACTGGCTAATTGTATCCTCAATCGTCTTTCTTATCTGCTTGTCAGAATCAGCCATTGTTACCCCAATACTAAATAGTGCTTACTCGATGAGGTATTTACCATGGATATTGATGCCAAAATTCTTAAGGCATACGGGATTGTCTTAGGCAACTCTTCATTGGTTGCAAAGGCCTATGACTCCTTGCGAGGCATTGCTGTGCTACCAATTGAAGGTAAGGACCTATTAGTGCTTGACCTTAACTCGTTACCTACCAAACCTATCCCATTCAAGGAAGTCTTCTTGCGCTGGGCCTTACGCTTAAATGAAGGGCGTATGTTAGCAGGTGAGGACCCGATTTTCCCGTTTGAGCTTGTGAAAGCATGTCCGCTTTGGAAAACGGTACGCATGCCGCTTCGCCGTCTGGATATGACACAAGAGGGAATGTTCAACAAACCTCTTATCAAAGGGGTGTCAAAAGCTCCTAAGCTAGGCTCAATAAATAAAAAGTAAGCGTATCACATACTATAGGAGATACCATGTCAACAAACCCGCTATTAGCACAAGTCAAGCTCCCAGGTCGTGTATTTCCACTGCCGTCTAAGGGGAAGTTCTATCAACCAGGCGTGCTGGCAGAGCATGTAAAGGACGGTGAAGTTCAGGTTAAGCCAATGTCCGCTTTGGCTGAAATGAAGCTTCGCAATGCTGACTTGCTGTACTCTGGCAAAATCATCCGTGAGCTGTGTCAAGAATGTGTACCTGAGATTTTGAAACCTGAGGCCTTGGTTACAAAAGACGTTGATGCACTATTTGCATATCTTCGTCTTGTAACATACGGTGCCCAGATGAGTATTTCGTCAATACACACTTGCAAGACAGCAAAGGTTCATTCTTACGAAATTAACCTTGAATCAGTAGTTAGCAACCCAAATAACAGCATTCTTGATCATGCGGACATGCTGTTCCGCATTGAGCTGTCCAACGGCCAGATTGTCCATGCTAAGCCACCCACTTATCAAGAGGCTATGGAGGTCGTGTTCCTCAAGCATGAGATTGCTAAGCTTGAGGCTGATAACAAGCAACCTTCTGATGAACAGCTAAAGAAGATTTTCCTTACTGACATCTTGGCGGTAATTGAGTCAGTTGAGGTACAAGGTGCTGAAGGGCCGATCATTGTTACCGACCGTAAGCTCATTACTGAATGGTTTGAAGCAATCTCGAAGCCGATCCTCAATGAGATTTATGCCGGGATGGCTAAGACCGACAAGTGGGGGTTCAATTTTAAGGTACCGCTGAAGTGCAAAGACTGCGATGAGGTCTATGAACATGACCTTGAGCTGGATCCGATTTCTTTTTTCTACGGGTAATTGAGACCAACGACCAGAGTGAGATCAGCCTTGTTCTCAACTCATTTGCCCGAGAGAATGAGCTTCTGGTTGACCAGCTCCTTCAGATCCAGTACTACTTTAGAGGGTCATTGACACGTAATGACATTTGGATGATGTCCCCTATTGAACGAGAGAAGGCGATAGACTTCCTCAATAAGCGCTTCAAGGAAGTTGGTGAGTTCTTGAAGAAGCAAGTTCCTGTCTTCTGGTAACAGTTGCCCTCTTTAAACAATCTGCACAGTCTCAAAGCTTTAATGCCATCTTCCCATTGCATCCCTTCCCAACTGGCTCTTCGCACTAAAGTGCGAAGAGCGGCAATGGGAGCGCGCTCCCATTGCCCAGATCTAAGTGAGTTGCTGGTTCAACAGCAATTGCAGAAGGAGGTTATAGAGTCTAAGAGTAGAGACAGCGCGCCTATCCGGCGCAAAAGAAAGAGCAAAAGTTGCTCTTATGTGCTCACGTGTGAATCAATGATTCGCTGGCCCAGGTTACGCTTTACCCAGCTTCGATGCACAACCAAACTGTTTCAATAGCAGTGAGGTAGGCTCTCATCACGTGTCCCGCAGACGTAGACGCTTTCCCGGTAGTAGCAAGCACATATGCTAAAACCGCCGAAGAACTGAAGTTCTTCATCTGGGACATTGGCTGACATAGATGAATGATGGCTTATTAGGCGGTCATTCAACCGGTTATAGGATACAGTGGTAGTATGCCCTGTAGCGGTTCTCATGAGGATTTTTGCGAGAACTCGTTAACGATAGCTATGGTGCCTGCTACGTGCTACAGCGTGGGTGTACAGAGCTCCCTCAATCGAGATGTACTGGAAGATTCACAATAAAGCAACTATAACCAAGTCTTGCTTTATCAACTTCCTTGCCCCTGGGACGGACTGGTTACCGCTTCTCAGTTTTATGTTGAGGCGAATTCGCGCGATCTTACTGCGGCGAGCTTGTTACAGTAGCTCGTAAACTTATCGGATTTTGGGCCGTCACTTTTGAACAATATGAATAACATTGTTCAGCCACTAAGTGATTTTGTGAGTTACCAAGCCGATTGAATAGCTTAGCTTAAGGGGAAAGAGCGATAACCCCCTATTTTACTCACGAGTTCTTCCGGGCACGCTCCCCCTTTTCGAGACCGAGCTTCAGTGCAAGGTACACACCACGGATAGAATCATTTGACACCAGCATAGTACCCGGTGCTACCTGTTTATGTTGAGGTTTACCTTCATTGGTAGGTAGCAGTGCATACTTGCGATTTTTTTTCAACTTCAACATAAGCAATTTCTTTAACGTCTTCACCTTTTTTGATCTTTGCCTCTATGGCAGATTTCAGGATACGACGGATTGCCTTTGCCTTTTTTGCGTTCATAGTTAGCCTTTATGGTATGTGTTACGGACGGTTTTCATAGTTCCCATAATGCCGTAGAGCTTGATACTCAGCTCGAGCATCTCATCTAGGCTGTCAACCAGGAATACATTGGGGTGCTTGACCTTTTTTAGGTGAGTAAGCACGAGTGCGCGAGAGCGCATTGATTCTTTTGCCGCTACGGTATCATTGGCAATTAATGCTTCTGACAGCTTTGTGTCAATGTAGATGACCACAAAGCGATTTTTGGCTGAGCGCAGTACACCTATGATAGAGAAGCCGATTTCAGCCAAGGTGCCGGTACCATATGTTTCGCTTGTCACTGGGAAGAGGATGATGTCATCATTGATAAGATGATCAGCCTCGATAACCGCATCTTCGGGTTTCCAATCTGCTACTTGAGGGTTATAGTAGTTGATCTGGAGGTTATCGTAGTGGGATATAAAAGCATCCCGCCACTTACTACCACCGCAAGTACCGAATAAACCAATGCAGAGCTTATTGCTCAACCGAGTTCTCCGTAGTTACCTTCCACCATGAGTGATCTTCAAGAAGCTCATTAAGAAGGGTGATGTTGATATGACGTTTTTCAGTCACATTATCGTCAGCATTTATCACATTATAACACAATGAGACCACAGATGAAACTGTAGAAGGCAACGGGACGGATGTTTCACATGCCGCAAATATTGGGGTATGGTTGAACTTGAAGATGAGCAACGCGAGTTTGTCAGGGATTTTTAATGCATCAGCATGTGCTTGCTCAAACCAGGAACGGACTTGAGGGTTCTTAAACAGTGAAGTGAAAGAATCTTGCTCTTTGTAGAACTTGCATTCAAGGGTAAAGCGGAAGCGCCAGTTCTCAGCACGCTGAACATCGGCTTCATTGGTTGGGACTACGTCTCCAATGAAGAGGGTTTTGGCATCATCGCTAAAGCGATTCATCAGCCATGCATTTTTCCCACCTAAGATAGCACCTGATGATTGGGAGCGGCGGAACTGCATCGGCTTGAAAGTATCTGACAATAGCTTTGCAATAGTGTTCTCAAAGCCGGAACCTTTAGCCTTGCCGTTAACTGCCTTCTTACGTTCCTTTGGTTGTTCTTCTGCCATATAGTATCCTTGTTTTATATAGGGTGGCTTTCACCCTGCTATCAAGGTATTTACTAGCTTTAATCAATCTGCTCAATGATTGATGAGAACCCGTTTTCTTTACGAACAGTTAGGGTACGATCACAACGGCCGTCAAACTCAGGACGATGTGAGATGATGAAGATGCTCAAGTTGTCATCCCATGCCTTGTGCTTTAGCAGTGAGATCACATTGTTGACCGCTTGCTCGTCAAGCGAACCACCGTCAATCTCATCAGTAAACAACACATTGACACGGCTATGAATGTATGACAATGCGTCACGGAATGAGAGGCAAAGCGACAAGTTTAAACGTTTCTTCTCACCGTTTGACAGGTTGCCGTGATCAAGCTCACGACCGTGTTGTGTGATCTCGCATGACATGTCAGGTTGAAACTTGACAATGTGGGGTAAGCCGAGTCGTTCTGTGTAAAATGCAATGCGTTTGTTCAAGAATGGCAGTGTCTTGCTGATGATAGCTTTACGGATGAATGAATTTTTATCAGTCAACAGCTTAAGCAGCAGCTTCTGATGATCCTGCAATGTGATCAAACGATTCAGCTCACGCTCGGTATCCGGGCTTGGTGGTATCGGTTCATTAGCGGCAAGGTAGTCTAATTGTGTGCGATAAGGGTTCATGTCCTCATCAACAGTAGCCTTCTGTGCATCAGCAAGCCTTTGTTCAGCAACAGCGACCTGGCCTACCAATGGGTTGTTATCAGGTGTAAAGTCAGCCAGCTTTTGTTCAGCCGTCTTCAGCTGATCAACATACGGGTTCGGGCGCTTGCTGTCGGGGTTATTACGCAGGTAGTCCAGTTCTTGCTGTGCGGCAGCGCGCTCACCTTCTGCTTTAGTGATAGCAACCTCAATCCCCGCGCGAGATTCATGTAGCGCAATTAACCGGCGATGCTCAGCTGCATCATACTTAGGTAGAGCTTCACGTTGGGCAATCAGGCCATCTACTTGCTGCTTTGCAATGGCTTCGCTGGCTAACAGCTCTGTTTCTTTTGCAAGCAGTGTGACAACCTCAACCTTCAGCTCAGCTGCTTTTACTTTTGCATCAGCAAAGGTTTGCTTACAGAACGGACAGCTATTAGTTGCCAAGTGTGCAATCTGTTTGTTCAGCTTTTCAATCTCGACTCGTACGGATGCAATGTTGGCTACCAGCTTATCATGCTCAAGCTTTTGAACATTAAGCATGCTTGTCAGCTCTTTAAAGTCGGTGTCACGTTTGGCTAACTCAGCAATCTTTTCAGGGGTAGCCTCATCAGTTGCTTGCAGCTTTGTTTGTAATTCTGCCAGCAATGTCTTAAAATTTCCGATCTTTGCTTCGAGGTCAGACAATCGGGTTGCTTGGTTGGTCAGCTCAGCCTTGTCCCATGCTTGCAGCTTGCCTTCAATGTCAGCTACTACGGTAGCAAGGCGCAGCTGTTCTTCTTCTGCCCAAGCGGTAGCTTTTGCACGAATGCTATCAAGGTCAGCTTGTGCACGAGTGATTGCTACAGCAATGCGTTCTGCTTCTTGCTTATTCCATGCATCAAACTTGATGTGGGTGTTGACAAGGTCGGTTTCATACTTGGCTAGGTCAGCGGTATACTTTGCTTTTGTTTGCTCATACAGCGCGGTAGTCAGCTTAACCTGGGCATCAGTTTCAGAGATGTCCTTCTTCAATGCTTCTGCCTTGCGGGACAGCATGGTGATCTTCATCAACTCTTCGATGAGGTCACGTTGTTCAGCCAACCGTAGGTCAAGGAACGGTGTTGAGTTGTTATTGAAGAGGATGATCTGTGAGAACATCCCATATGAAAAACCAATCAAATTCTCAACTGCGGCATTGAAGTTTGATACAGAGTCAGGGGTAATGTCCTTGTCACCGTGCCAAAGGCGAACCTCATTAGATGCACCACGACAACGGCGAATTGTGTATTCCTCAGCATCAATCGACAGCTTGAGCTCAACTTCCATGAGCACCTTCTTGGCATCATTGGTTCGATTGATCAGCTTGTCTTTGGAGATTCCGCTCGGAACCTTATCATACAGCACATATGCAAGCGCTGAGATGACTGAAGTCTTGCCCGCACCAGATGAACCACCTTCATCGAGGTTCTCACCAGACAGCAGGGTGGTGCCCTTCTTGTTCAGCACAACGGTTGTCTTCAGGTTGGAGAATGACAGAAAGTTACGGAACGAGATTTCCTTGAAAACTACTTCACTCATGTTAGTCCTTAGCGGTTTGTTCTACTTTTAGACCTTTGTACAAGTTGATGATCGTTTGTAGATCATACTTGCCTTGGACCGCTTTCTCTTGCAATGCTACCTCAAGCTGACTAACAATTAGTTCATCAATACCTTCAAACTCTAAGGACGCGTTGTCTTCAACCTTAGTAGTGTCACCTTCAAGCAAACCCTGCTTAGCGGCACGGTCTTCTTCAAGTGCAAAGTCACGCAGCTGATACTCGGTGATCATGGCTTCACGAAGGGCTTGTGCATCAGTGTATGCAATGTCTACATCTACTACACATTTAACTCGAGCGTTGACAGGTGGTGTCCAGTCGGCGGCAAGGATCCGACTTAGTGAAACTTTTGCATATTTGGGGCATTCTGCCCAGTTAATGAATTCAACCTTGTCTTCAGCGGTTTCATAGATTGCCATGCCTCGTGCATTGTCACCTGCATCGCCGAAGTCCATTGGGAAGGCATTGCCGATGTAGCAGATGTTACCATTTACTTGACGTTTGTGGAAGTGGCCGCTGAAGATTTTCTTGGGGCCGGTAAACAGCTTGGGGTCCGGTCCGTGCTCAAGGATAGTATTGTAGCCTGTCAAGGCAAAGCCTTGAAATTCGAAGTGGCCGAACCATGCCCAGAGGTCATTGTGCTGGATCATCTTTGCATACTCTGCATCAAACAGGTACGGTGCGAACAAGCAATTGTCAATGATAGTAGGCTTGTCAACGATAGTAAAATTGCTCATCTCGTTGAACATGCGCACAGAGTGTACATCACGTGTGGTACGGCGGTGTAAATCATGATTGCCCACACAGAACAACACCGGCAGCCCAAGCCCATTTAAGAGCTCGAGCCCAGTGTAGGAAAAGTCCAACGTTTCGATATTGATAGCCGAACGACTTTCAAACCAGTCCCCAAGAAAGCCAATGTGTGTAATATCACCGGCTTTCTTGACTTGGTCACAGAACCATTCGATAAACTTGACGCAGTCTTGGTTATGCTGCTTCAGGTTCCCCTTTTTCCCGAAGTGAATATCCGTGAAGAGTGCTATCTTCTTGATTGATTGTGGTTGAGTCAAAGCTTAGTTCCTGTTTGTCTGAAACTTCATCATCGAACATAAGTAGGCGATCTGCAACAGTTTGTTCTGTTTCCGCTTTTGTGGCTAGATCTTCCTTGATCTTACGTTCTCGTGCTTCAGCAATTTCACTGCTGAGTTCTTCAAATTCTTTAATGTAGCCTTCGCTCTTCAGCTGTTCACGATATTCTTCCTGGAAGCTGAAGCTTGGGTTCTCACCGATGTCAACCAGTAGCTGGTCACGAATACGACGGTGCTTCTTCTCCTGGTTTAGGAAGCCGAGGAAGGAGTTATTGATGCAAGAGGTGTAGAATGCGAAAGGATTATTTGAACGCTCTGGGTTAAATTTAAGAGCATTTTTGCAAAGGTCGGCTAAGGCCTCAGCAATCATGTCTTCCTTGTATGTGTAGCCCGAGAATGAAGGGCGCGATGCATACCGACGTGTCAGCATCATCAACATAGATGCAAGGGTCTCAGACATTCGCCCCGCCTCCTTTGATTTAATTACCTCAGGAAGGAGCTGTGCGTTCGTCAGATAGTACTTTGATGTGGATCCTGGGGTACCTGGAGCCGGTGGTGTTGATGCAAATGTCATTGTATGTCCTATAAGTTCTTGTGACCTCCGATGTGTTATTCAACACATGTGTATCATATCATCAGGTCAACTCTAGTGATATTTTTCAAGCACGACCTCAAGGTCATGTGTATTTAGCCTAACCTGTTGATTGGTAAATAGTCAACATGGTAGATAGAGTATTTAGGAGGCTGTGTGAAGCTACTTCGTGAGCTCCTTCAGGAGCAAGAGAACAACAAGATGCTTGCGGTTGTGTATGCTGGTCGGTTCCAGCCATTCCACCGCGGTCATGCAGCTGTGTACAGTCATCTGTGCAAGCTCTTCGGTAAGAATAAAGTTTGGATTGCTACATCAAACAAGGTAAACATGGACCCTTCGAAGGGTGATGTATCACCGCTTACGTTTGATGAGCGCAAGGAGGTCATGATCCGAATGTTCGACATTGACCCAGAGCATGTCGTTCAATGTAAGAACCCGGCCTTCTCGCCTATTGAGGTTCTTAACTTGTACAAAGGTCCTACTGTCTGTGTCATTGCTGTTGGGAAGAAGGATGAAGACCGTTATAAAGGGTCCAAGTTCTTCGAGCCGTATCCGATGGAGCACGGCGAGCCAATGGATTTCAAGAAGGTACGTAAGCAGCTTGAAGATACCTCTGAAGCACCGAAGATGTACTACCTTGTCATAAATGATCAGGCCGGTTCAATGTCAGGTACCAAAGCACGTGAGATCATTAGCAAGCTTGATACTGAGACTGCATTAGCTGAGCGCAAGGCAGCCTTCAAGAAGGTCTTTGGTAGCTACGATGAGATTATCTATGAGCTCCTCGTTGGTAAGATTTCGCAGGTAAAAGATGAGCACGCCTGATTTTACAGACCCGTTCAACATTGCATATGACAGCCTGTCAATTCATAAGGATTGGCTGACTATCCCATCTTGGTGTAATACATATGATCCGGAGAACAACGATGAGTTTGAGTGCTTAGTCGTTATTCAGCCTGCACCTGAAAAGGGTGCTAAGGCATGGACCATGAATGGTAAGCGCGTGCTTATCGGCGTATTTCGTGATCAAGGTCGTAAGACACAGCAGCAAGACATCCGTGTTGTTCAATGGGCTCGCTATGATACGCGATTGATAATAACAACTGATCGACCGCATTTTATGCTCCCTGGTGATATGGTCAATTTGTGGGATGTCAATGTGCCGATCATGACTACACCCGTGGTTGGCATTCAATCAATGTTTACCTTTGAGGTCCGAACCATTATGGTCGGTGATCAGAGCGGTGTAGCAGGTGGTTATCAACCGGTCAAACCTGTCAACTTTTATGAGGATTTCATTGTCTTTCGCTTGCTACCTTCGATGAAGATAGTCAGCTGGCCGACTGTTCAGGCAATCCTAAATGCAGGTGCTCCGATAACAAACAAGCCACCAGTTTATTTGGTAGATATTAACAATGATAATGAGCGCTTAGTTGCTGCACAAATCAACAGTTATGCAACACGTCTGTTACCAAACGGCTCGACAGTTAAGGATCTGCTTAATAGTCAGCAAATCAATGAAGATGGTGCTCCAATTCGAGCAACATATGATAACCTTGGTTGTTTGATGAAGTCACCTTATCGCTATTCTAAGTGGCAAGACGTAATTAAGATGAATGACCCTGTTGTTGTCAATGAGAAATGCAGCTGTGACCTACAAACCAATGATAAGTTATATGTGTATGATTATTATGGGTTTGACCTAAATGATGATAGTCGTGCCCCCTATAACTCCGAAAAGAATGTAGTCTATGATAGTGCTTCATCAAACGGGTTGAAGATTCGACCCGACAATACAGGTGAGGCATTCTATCGTGGAATTATTCAAGATGAGTTTGGCAATGTAGTCATCGGTGCTCGCCCTGATAATACCCTGATTACACGACAAGCAGTTCTACCATTGCAAGTGGATCAGTTCAATGTTCCTTATAAGGAACCTAGGAAAGAGATTGTATGAGCTATAAAGTTCGAATTACAGGTCCGGGCGGCAAGGTTACCTTTGAGGCTTCAGCTCCAGTTACAGAATCGCGCCAGGCAAGCTATGATGGCTATAACATCATTCACTTACCGACAACATTGGTAGCATATCGAAATACTGATGGCCGTCGGTTCAGCATTACAGGTAAGCTTGTCTCACGTACCCCTGATGAAGCTGCGCAAAACATCTTACACCTTAACCTAATTCGGTCATGGATTCTGCCTGACTTTGGTAGCACGGGTGCAACACCTCCTATCTTACGCATCTTTGGCTATAATAATCACAATCTTGACAACCGGCAAGTCATTCTTCGATCATACAGCTGGAGCTTTCCTGAGGATGTGGACTACATCTGGGAAGGCGGTGAGGCTATGCCAGTAATCGGTGTCTTACAGATGGACCTTGATGAAGTGTATAGTGCCGAGCAAATAACAACTGGAGCATGGAAGATTGATGTTGGTGACGGTGGATCATTTGCAGGTGGTGCAAGCGGTAACTCATCAAGCATCTCACAAGACTTTGCAGCATCCGCATTGCATGCTCAAAGTGTTGGCATCTTTACACCGGGATCTGTGATATCAATTGCATCCGCAATTGAGAATGGTGTCAAGCCCACAGCACCAGGGATAATCTTGGGTGCTCTTACACGCAATTTAGGTGGGAAGATTCTTAATAACCCTAAAGTTCAAGAGGTAGTACGAGGTTTACCGCCTGTTGTAGGCAACATCTTCATTGCCGGTGGTAATGTGCTTATCGGTCAAGCTGGTAAGGCGGTATCCGACACGGTCTCACGTGCTACTACACCGGCGCCTACAAATACATATGGGCGTAATGATTCTCCAGCCCCACCGACATTTATCGAAAGCTAATCATGGACGAAACAATACGTAACTCTACCTATAATAAGAAGAACGGTCGTTACATTCGCGGCGGCCGAACAGAAACAAATGGTGCGTTTGTCGAGTGGTGGGACAAGCGTGATGTAGCAAAGGACCCATCGGACATCATCTATATCATGGAGGCTAAATATGAAGGCCGACCAGAAATGTTGGGTTATGTCTTCTATGGTGATACCGGGCTTTGGTGGATCATTTGTCAGTACAATGGTATCTTGGACCCAATGAATGAGCTAAAGGAAGGTGTGGCGCTGTTAATTCCGACAAAGACAAAAGTATCAACATATTTCAAAACGGACTCAACTGCTATCGGTGGAGTACCGTCTACACGAGCAGAATAACATATGGCAAAACCTGAGAACCCTCTTGATGCATTTGTATCATACATCTATCACTTTGAGCTGCACGGGTCTTATTCATGGGATGAGATTAAGAAGCTTGATGAGTCAGATGCCAATGATGTAACTGATCGCTTCTCGCCAAATGGCACTCTGCTGATCAATACTCGTCGTGATGCACATCAGGTTATCGACGAGGTAAAGTTTACGGCTATGTCATGCTTGGGTTCGAGCTCTGGGATTGCTGTGGGTTCGAGTGCAATCGAGATGGTTATAACCGAGCCAGGGGGATTTGCATTTGTAGAGAAGATTGAACATCTGAAGGAACAGCAAGAGGTAAGCCTTGCACAAAACTTGATCTTTGCACTTAAGATTATCTTTGTCGGCCGTGATGAGGATAATGGGATCACCACTTTGTATTCAAAGCTTATCCCGATGAACCTCATCGGTATGCACGGATCGTTTGACCATCGAGGTGGTGTGTACAATATGAAGTTCGGCCTTGCGGCAAATATGGCTGCAACAAATGGTGTTGCATCTGGCCCACAGATGAGATACTCATTTACCGACAAGAACGTTTCATTTGAGGCCAATAGTGTCAAAGAGGCCTTATCGCGCTTGGAGGATCGCCTGAACGGTAACTATGAAGAGACATATTGCAATAAACTTGATGCTGGTAAGGCACGAAAGATTGTTTACAAGATCAATTGGGATCCTGAAATTTGCGGTAAGGTAAACTCAACTATCAAGAATAGCTTTGCACCTGATGATGTTAACATCTTCAGCTTTGACCCAAAGAAAGAGATTGGTGCATTCATTCGTGACATACTGCATCGGTCATGCTATGTGAATGAGAAGATCGGTGAATCACAAGGTATGTTTGATAAGCAGCTGCATCCAAATGTTTGGATGCCGGTTATCCAAGCAAATGTATGCCCACGTGAAGATGTAGTCGAAGTTATCTATGATGTCAAGCTCTATAAGGGTGGCGGTGACAAGTATGAGTTTGATTATTACTTTACTGATCCTGGTCGAAATGTCGATGTGATGCAATTTGAAGTAGTCTTCCCTAACATGGATGCTTACATTGCAAATAACTCAAACTCAGGATATGACAAGAATGTTAATGCTTCAGCCCTAGCACCTACTAAAGCTACAAAAACTTATCAGTTAGATATGGTGCATGAAGATAAGACTAAACATCGGTTGGAGAGCCTTGAACCAGAACGTCGTTCGTTGAACTTACTGTCTAAGGACGTTGCACCTCCGCTAGCAAAGACTCAGGCAGATCGATACGGGCATAACATTACACCGTTGACTGAAGTTAAGCAAAGCCGTCTTGCATTTAGCACTGCAACTGAAATGGGCTCGGCTGGTGCAAACCCACAACAGACCTTTACTATTCGCGGGCACCTTGACATCTTGAATGCTTGCTGTGGATACCCGGAGCAGGGCTCTGCAAATGAGCAGTTTGGGACTACACAAGGCCTTTGGGTCAAGGTCAATATCTACATGCCAGTTGGTGACACTGGTGAACGTCTACAGTTCTTTTACACTGGCTGGTATGAGGTTGTCACTGTAACCAACATCTTCTCAGGTGGTAAGTTCACACAGCAATTGATGGTGTGTGCAAAAGAGCAAAGCGCATAATATAGGATAGCAAATGAAAGAGCTTAATCGTAAAGCACAAGGTATTTCAACATACGGTCAACAGTTGGCATTAACGGTAGGCATTGTCAAGAACAATGCTGACCCTGCACATCATGGTCGATTGCAGGTGTATGTGCCTTCATTGGATAGCGAAGATTTTAAGGTAGAGGATTTGCCTTGGTGCTGGTATGTGTCACCGTTCGGTGGTGTAACAGCCAACTTCAGGGTCGGTCGTGAGCAGAAAAAGATACCTGGTATCTCAGCATACGGTATGTGGTCAGTGCCTAAGAATGGTGCCCAAGTACTTATCGGATGTATTGACGGTAACCCAGAGAATCGTTTTTGGATGGGATGCCTCTTTATGCCGGAGCACAACCGTACATTACCTGCAGGTATTGATGGTGTAGAGACTGAAATTGATGAATCTGGTGCTTATCCACAGTCAGTGATGCCACACTATCAAGAGAACTTGACTGAGGCTGGCCTTTGGCGCGGTGATGATCATTTCAGAACTCGCGGTGGTTATGAACGTTCTGTATCTCATCCGTCAAATAAGAACAAGCATAAACCGACTTGTAACGGCTATGCACCAAAGCCTCTTGAGCCAGAGAAGGCTGATTCACAGACATTCTCCTTTACCACCCCTGGCAAGCATTACATGGTTATGTCTGATGTAGATGAGTACTGCCGTGTGCGTATTCGTACCACTGAAGGACAACAGGTTATCTTTGATGATACTAATGAGCGCATCTACATCTCCACGGCCAAAGGTCGGAATTGGATTGAGCTCGATGAGACTAACGGTAAGATTTACATCTACTCTGACTCAAAGGTAAACATTCGGGCTAAGAATGACATCAACATGTACTCAGATGAGAACATCAACATTGTTGCTAACAAGCGTGTGAACATCCGTTCTGAAGATCGCTCAATCAACCTGCTTGCTAAACATGATGTTCGTCTTGATAGCTCAGATGCGGACATCATGTTGACCGCATCTCGTGACATTCACATCAAGACAACAAACGGTCCACGTGCTGGAGCATTGCCTGAAGAGAAGTTTGCACAGACGCCGGTGAAAGGTTGGGTCTATCGCTGGCCGGAAAAAGGCGGTTCGGAAACCAGCAAGATTCGCATTGATGCACAAGATGATGTAGAGATCAAGTCAACGCAAAAGAACATTCATATTACCGGTAAGCAAAATGTATACATGCGGGCCATTGACTCCGATGTGTACATTCAAGGTAACGCTAACGTGTATATGAAGTCAAACACGGCTATCTTCCAACAATCTGGTGTCATCAATCAGGATGCAAACATCATCGGTAATAACTTCTACGGTACATTTATCGGAGTACATCTTACAGAAACACCGCCAAAACCACAACCGTCACAACCGGCTATTGTTGCTGAAGCCGCAACAAAGGTTTCAACAGTTGGTGTTGTTGACCACATGATTCGACCGAATCACGAATCTTGGACACGTGATGAGGATGAACCTTTCTGCAAGACCACTCGTAACAGCAAGTACCAAGGATAATCACGGTTTCATAAATATACTTTATTGATTGAGGATTTGTTCATGTTTCAACAGCTGCTTTTATTGGTTGAATCATTTGACTCGATGCTGCTTGAAGACAAGGTCGAGTTTATTACGGCCAAGCAAGGTGATAAGCTTTGGGATGCATACGAGAAAGATAAAGGTGCGGGTAAGCCAAAGCTGAAGGATGCTACTGAAGTTGTGAAGTACATAGCTGACCATATCTCGGATAAGCATTTGCAAAAACTTGCTAACTGGTATCAACAAGGTGATTACTCCCTTGAGGATGCTGGTAAGATCAAAGACTCGATTGAAAAGTTCGAGAAAGTTCGGAAGAAGGTTGAGAAGAAAGACCTCAACCAGTACAAGACCTCCGCTGAGCTTGATGCAGCAATTGCACCCTTCGGTGAGGATGATGTAAAGTCCAACAAGCAGCTCAACCGTGAGTATGTAGCCAAGCTCTTTAAAGAGAAAGAGGCTAAGCTGTTCTATGAAGGTGGTGGTGTAAAGATCATCATTCCTAAAACGGAAGAAGCAAGTAAGTACTTCGGTAAAGGCACCCGTTGGTGTACAGCAGCTGAGAAAAATAACATGTTTGCACATTACAATAAGCCTGGTGCTCCGTTGT